TTAAATTTGATTTATAGCGTCTACAAGTTGCCGAATTGTCTTATGAGTGTAAACTTTTTCGGTGATATCGGTAGTAGCGTGTCCAAGTATTTTTTTGATAATTTTATCTGGGACTTGAGCATTATCCAAAAGTGTTGCACAGGTATGGCGTCCATCATGGGGGTAGTGCTTTAGTTCTACAAGCTTCATTGCTGGAGCAAATAATTTCCTTCTGAAAGTATCATACTCTACTTTTTTATTTTCATAAGTTAAAAGGTAGTCGTTATTTTGTTCATACAGCCTTTTGATAAATGGGAATATTTTTTGTGCTATAGGAATAACCCTGTCTTTGCCAGCTTTGGTTTTTATTCCGCCTAACATATATCTTTCGTCAAGATGGACGTTACTATGCTTTAGTGTCATTAACTCTGTAGGACGCATTCCGGTATAACATAGTATGAGCACAATTTGGATATTAATATCGTCTGCGTGAAGCCATAACATATTAAGTTCTTCTGTTGTAAATGGTTTGTGTACTTCACTTTTTATATCAGGAGGGAGCTCAATAAGAGAAGCGTAATTTTTATCAATTACATCATTGGCTAAACAATAATTAGATAGTCGATTAAAAAGTATTTTTATATTCTTTTTTGTAGCCCTACTTTTATTACAATCATCAACTATTTTCTGCATTGCAGATAGTTTTATATCTGGAAATGCCATGTAATGAACTGGAGTACACCATGCAAAAGAAGAAGTATAAGCATGTGGTATTTTAATATCTTTGCTTATATATTTCTCATTACAAAAAGATTCATAAATTTCCTTGAAAGTTGTTTTACGAGCAATCGGATTATATGGATTTTTGTTATACTCGGCCAGCATAGCAAGAGCTTCGTTACGTGTAGTATAATATCCTAACACAGACATTAGCTGTTTACCTTCGTTATCGTAACCAGTCGTTATGCGAACCATAAAAGGCTTGCGTCTTTTCCCAGATAATTTTGTTATACTGCCATAACCATTTGGTAGTCGCATTTTTTCACTCCTATACTATAATACCCCAGCTTAATGGCTGGGGTATTTTGTTTTATATGGTTATTCATAGTTTCTGATTGATAATACAACTCTACCCACAATAAATACACTATCATTTTTGTTATACACATGATCTGTAAAACGTGGATCGCTGGAATCAGGTTTGAATATTATTCTATCGTTTGCATCATAAAATCGTTTTAGACTATATTCATGTTCTTTACCAAATACAACCAGATCGCCATCTTTTAAATTTTTTACTTCTATATCTGTTTTTACAGCAATAAAAGAACCACTAGGTATAACATTATTCATACTTTCGCCATTAACACGCATGATTAAAATATGTTTATTACCTGCATATTTGCCCATGATAGCGTCAGAAATACCTATCGTTGGTAATTCCTTTCGCCCTTCTATTGTGCATGGTATACCTGCTGCTACAGCGTCAGGAATGAATGGATATTGGAATGGAGAATCAGAAATATTATAATTTTTCTTTTCTAATAAATCAGATTTTTGCACTCCAAAGTGAGAAGCTATTTCTTCAACAGTATTCATTCGTGGAAACCTGGTTCCTAACAACCAAGAAGAAACGACCGAACGATTTATATTTAAGGACTGAGCCAATTCTGTTTGAGTTTCGTTGTTTATATCTAAAAGTCTTTTTAGATTATCGCTAAAGATCTGTCTGTATAATTCCATTTTTATCACCTCTGGTTAAATTATAACACTTTTAGAAACAAAAACTCAACACTTTTTATTAAAAAAGTTTACGGAAAGTGTTGACACGCTACTTAAAGTAAACTATAATAAAGACATGAAAGGTGGTGTAATAAATGACATTGAAAATATCGCTAAAAGCTGCACGAATAAACGCAGGATTAACTCAGGAGGCTGTAGCAGCAATGTTAAAGAAAAGTAAAGTTACTATAATAAATTGGGAGAAGGGTAAAACATCGATTGACAAGGGTAATTTTGATGCATTGTGCAGACTTTACTCGGTTGATGAGGACAATATTTTTTTGCCCTCTATCGCTACTAAAAGTAAACAGAAAGGAGACTAACCATGTTAAGTATCAAAGTTCCAACAGCAGCAAAAATCATGGGAAAATCAGAACAATTTGTCCGTATTGGATTACAAAGAAAATTACTTCCATTTGGAACTGCCGTAAAAGTTAGTGAAAGTCGTTATTCCTATCATATTAGTGCTGCACAATTTTGTGATTATATGGGGCTTACACCAGAAGAGTTAATAGCCCTGAAATATTAGAGGGGTATAGCGAAGAAAAAATTTGATTTTGAAGCAGCTCTAAAGGCTTTATAGGAGGTTTAATTATGAGGTCACTAATCAAAGCAGCAGGAATAGCAGTAGTAATGAAAGAGAGTATTAATGAGCAGCCGTGTGTATGGGCATTAACAGCTTTGTCTATAGCAATAGTAGTTAAGCTGATATATGACATTGGTTACGCTATGGGACAGGTGGCAGGCTTATGATTAGAGATTTTACCGTAGCGACTACTGCAATATTTATTGGCACATACGTAGCTATTATGGCTGCTGTAGCGACAGTAGGGATGCTTCGGTGATTAAAAAGATTTTAGTTATAATAATAGTTTTAGCTGGTTTGTTGTTATCGGGTTGTGGAAATGAATTAAAACAAGGTGAAGTCTACGAGAAGGAATTTAAACCAGCATACGATCAGTTGATGTTTATACCAGTCGTAATCTCTAATGGTAAAACCTGCATGACTATATTGACCCCATATTTTTACCACTATTCCGACCGGTATGTTATTAGGATTAAATCTTTCAAAGACAATGAGTGGCTGACCAATGAAATTTATGTTAGTAAAAATGTCTATGACAGTATCGTTCTTGGAAGTGAGTTCGAATATGTCGAAGGTAGGGATTTGTTGAATGAGCCATATACAAGAGAGAAAAAAGAAAAAGAGCTACCAACGGAGCAACGTTGATAGCTCAGGGTGGACATGTAAATTTTACGAAGTTTAGCGTCCACCTTCATTTTAGCAAAAGAATTGGAGGATTGCAAGTATGGATAAATTTGACGATTTAGTATATTCGCTTCGATATGAAGCAGAATCTATTTTAGAGAATCTGAAAGAAATGGATGATTTAGATGGTGATGAAGCCAAAGTCAGCATATTGCTGAAATGGATTAAAAATAGTGCAATCATTATTGAAGATAGAATTGAAAATTGGAGCGTGTAAATATGAAACTTTATGAAATTGATCAACAATTAGAACGGTTACTAGAACTTGACACTGAAAGAATGGTAGATACTGAAACAGGTGAGATATTGACTGCCGAGGATATTGATAAGCTGCAGATGGATAGGGCTGAAAAAATAGAAGGTTGCCTTTTGGTAATAAAAAATAAACTTGCTGAAGCTGACGCTATTGATGCCGAAATGAAAAAGCTGGCTGACAGGAAACGTAGTCTAAACAATAAAGCAATATGGTTACAGGAATATGTTGCTGCTAGTCTTAATGGAGATACTTTCAGTACATCAAAGGTTGCTGTAACGTATAGGAAAAGTGAAGCAATCGAAGTCCTAGACATTGATAAAATTTCCCCAGAGTACATTAAAACTACTATTTCAGCTGACAAGACAGCAATTAAAAAAGCTATTAAGGCTGGCGAAGTAGTAGACGGAGCACAACTTATAGAACGAATGAATATGCAGATCAAGTGAGGTGCGATACACATGGTTGATATATATAAAGCTTTATCAAAACCGCCTGAAGATGCATTGAAAATAATTCAAGCAGGTAATCTAAGGGGAAAAAGTGATATAAACCCACAATGGAAGATTGAAGCTATTACTGCTCAGTTTGGCTTGTGTGGTATTGGGTGGAAATTTGAAATTTTAGATAAGACTATATATCCATTAGAGGATAAACAAATATTACTGTATATGACTGTAGCTTTGTTTATAAAAAACGGTGAGAGTTGGAGCGAACCTATCATTGGTTGTGGGGGCGACTTCATTGTTCAAAAATATAAAACTGGACTTACGGCAAATGACGAAGCCTTTAAGATGTGTCTTACTGACGCACTTGGTAATGCTATGAAAAACATAGGTGTTGCAGCAGATGTGTATCGTGGTTTTTGTGATGGTAAATATAGTGTTCGAGAAAGACGGCAATCTGTTGAACCATCAACCACTAAAACAACAAATAATATAGAAGCACCTACACCAATAAACCAAACAAAGCCTGCTTTCCCTGATGAAAATACTGGTCCACAGTTTTTGATGTGTCAGGAATGCACGGTTGAAATTAGCCAAAAAGTACATGATTATAGCGTGCAGAAATTTGGTAGGCCGCTCTGTATGAAATGTCAGAAGGCAATAGCAAAATGAAGTTCACGGTTAAAGGGTTACAGACGTTAAAAGGGATGGGATACATAAATTTAGTAGTACCTGTCCCTTTATCAGAGGAAGAAGAAATCAATAAAATCGATCCTGAAAAGCAGTATGTTGTAGAGGTCAAGCAATGGCGAAAAGGGCGTTCTAACGACGCTAATAAATACGCTTGGGTATTATGCCAAAAGATAGCAGAAAAGCTGTCAGAAGAGAGCTTTCACAGCAAGGAAGATGTTTACAGGAAAGCGATCAGGGAATGTGGTTACGGCAGAATATGGCCAGTGCCAACTGACGCTGTAAACAGAACTATTGAAATTTGGCAAAGTAATGGTGTTGGCTGGATAGCTGAATTGCTTGGTGAATGTCAGAACATTAAAGGCTATAGCAATGTAAGGGTATATTACGGTAGCAGTGCTTATGACACGAAAGAGATGAGCCGTTTTATAGATTGTTTGGTATCTATGGCAAAAGATATTGGTGTAGAAACAAGGCCGCAGGAAGAATTAGATGAGCTGATCAAGGAGTGGGGCGTTAAAGATGATTCCAAAAATAAAGAGGATAAGACTTAAAGGTAAAGCGCTAAAAAAACTCTGCGAGGAAGTATATCGGCGTGATGATTGTTTGTGTATAAACTGCAATAGCTTTGTTGAGCCTGGAGTTAAGCCACACCATGAGCCACTAAAGTCACAAGGAGGACAGGATAGATTGGAAGATATGGCAATGCTTTGTAATAAATGCCATTACCTGCGCCACAATGCCGCCGAGGGCGTTGTAATTGGGCAAAAGGTAAAAGCGTATTTATCTACAAAATATGACCATCAGGAGTAAAGTGCTATGAATACTGGGTTTATTGCTTTACATCGAAAATTGTTAGATAGTCCGATTTGGCAGGTTACGACAGTTGAGCAAAAGGTAATTTTAATCACTCTGCTTTTAATGGCAAATCACAGTGAAAAAAAGTGGTATTGGCAGGGAGAAGAATTTACTTGCCAACCGGGACAATTTATAACAAGCTTGCCTAATATCGTAAAAGCTTGCGGAAATGGACTAACAGTCCAAAATGTAAGGACTGCGTTAAAAAAGTTTGAAAATATGAATTTTTTAACAGACCAATCAACAAAGACTGGAAGGCTGATAACTATAGTAAACTGGCAGGTTTATCAAGGAAAAAGGGAAGTCGATAACAGACAACCTAACAGTCAGCTAACAGACGGTCAACAGACACCTAACAGACAACCTAACAGTCAGCTAACATCTAACAATAATGATAATAATATAACAATGATAAACAATGATAATAATAATAACGCGCACGCACGCGAGCAAACCCAAAATGGATTAGAGGTTAACGAAAAAGAAAAAGGCTTTGAATGTTTTTGGGAATTATATCCGTCGAAAAGGAAAAAGCCTGTTGCAAGAATAGCATGGATGAATATGCGTGTACACTCTGAAGAACAGTATGCATTGATTAATGCTGCTGTTGAGCGATACAAAAAAACTAATCAGTGGCAGGAGGAGAACGGAAGGTACATACCTGATCCTGATACGTTTTTGCAGGATGAACGTTGGACGGATGAAATCAAATTACCGAAATCAGTGCAAGCTGCTGACAAGGAAGCGCAAGAGAAAGACGAATGGATTGCAAAAAATAAGGAGCGCTGGGCAGCGATACCTCCAGAGAAAAGAAAATACAGACTGGCTTGTTTTATGGGGCTGGACTGGGAGGAAGTGAGGGATATGCCGTATGTTGGAACTTAGAGAGATAACGGTAGCGTATGAAGTGTGGCAGGCGGCGGGATTAAAGCCAAACTGGGGAAGCGAAGATGCAAAAAAAAATATTGAAAGGCAAACCCTGGAGCGTTATAAATACACAGACATTGAGATGTGGGGCGATACTGTTGATTATATCGCTGATAATAATAAATATTGGCCAACATGGGCAGATATTAATAATACTTTATCAATCCTACGACAAAATAAAATCGGTGCAGAGAAGAAGGCTATTGAGCGTAATTCTAAAGCGGCAAATGAGTTTGTTAAAAAGTTGTTTGCTGATCTTGCTGCCGGCAAAACATTTGGTGAACTACGGCAGCCAATAAGCGAGAAAGTTAGAGTTGCAGCAAAGAGGATTTTTCCTGATGCCGACGATAGCTTTATAAAGCGTAATTGCAGCGATATCAGCTTTATCGCAGACGTCGAACGAAAATGCGCTGAATGTATTAACACTGTTGATTGCCCATACAGCGGACATCAACCGTTTTTGAGAGTAGACAAAGAAAGCGGATTTACTTATGTGGTTGCTGATCGTGAACGGTGTTATAAATATCATCCGTTAGTGCCTGATGTAGTACCAAAACGGTCAACCTGTCGTCAAGGTGAATTAGCTAAAGTTTAAAGGAGCGGTAACTATGAAAAAGTATGAGTTGACAGCAGAGTTTATAGAAAAATGGGGCAAGAAATTATTTAGGATTAAGGCTTTAATTAGCTTTGGAAGTGTTGAAGTTGGTGAACTTGGTGGATATGTGGAAAAAGAAGATAACTTAGCGCAAGATGGCAACGCTTGGGTGTACGGCAACGCTAGGGTGTGCGGCGACGCTGAGGTGTACGGCAACGCTAGGGTGTGCGGCGACGCTGAGGTGTACGGCAACGCTGAGGTGTACGGCGACGCTAGGGTGTGCGGCGACGCTGAGGTGTACGGCAACGCTTGGGTGTACGGCAACGCTAGGGTGTGCGGCAACGCTGACTATTTATTGATCGGTCTCATTGGTAGTAGATTTAGTTTTACGACATTTTTCAAAAATAAAGACAAAGGTATAACAGTGTCTTGTGGTTGTTTCTTAGGGACTATTGCCGAATTTAGAGCTAAGGTTTCCGATACACATGGAAATAATAAGCATGCAAAAATATATAACCTTGCTGCAGATATGGCAGAACTACAGATTTTAGGCGAAGAATATTTTGACAAGCTGAACACTAATAAGTCAGAACCGTTTTGAGGTGAGATCATGAATTGCGATATATGCCATAAGGATACAACGGCGGGTAGTCACGTAACCAGAGGCCGATATTTTGAGGTGCATATTTGCCCGAGCTGCTTGATGTGGTCCGACGATCTGCGGGCCGTGAAGGCGCGGGAGATAATTAAAAACTTCAAGAATTTGAGACTTTTGGAAGATATTAGTATAAGTTATGAAGGGACTGAAGCACAATGACTAAGCGTGAAACAGTATACACATTATTATTTATCTTTGCTGCAGGTTTCCTATGGCAGCTCGGTTGTGCTTTAGCTGAGGTTTTTGTAGAGTGGCAGATCTGGAGATAAGTTAAAACGGCCGCGCATACTAACTATATACAAGCATAAAGGGAAGTATACCCCTGCGGAGGTGATTAGCCCGTAGGGGGCGGCCTTTTAAATATAAGGAGTTGGAAATAGTGAAACCAATAAATATAAAAATTATGATGGCGTTAATCGAAAAAGAACCAGGCGATCAGTATGTACCGGTATTGAAACCAGTACTTATGCAGATACTGACGGAACTCAAACATCTGCGTCGGAAAAATAGTCAGCTCGGCGGTAAAAATGCCCGGTTAAGGCGAGAGAAGAAAGCTCTAGAAATTATGTTATCGGCGGTAGTAATAAATGACGACGTGGAATGAACTGCCGGCACACCTTGTAAGTAAAATTCGTTCTGATAGCGTAACGGCGCCGGCGAATTTACCTGGGGCTGTACCTGTGCTGAAATATGGTAATGCAATAACTGAGGTTGACGGGATTCGCTTTGATAGTAGGAAAGAAGCAAAATACTATGAGGACTTACTTTGGCAGCAGCGTACCGGTGCAGTAAAAAGCATTGAATTACAGCCTGAATTTGTTTTACAGCCTGGTTATGAGGTTGCAGGTAAAAAGATAAGGCCGATTATTTATCGAGCTGATTTCAAGGTAACAGAAGCTAATGGGCATATATATTACGTCGACACGAAAGGGATGCGGACGCAGGTGTATCTGATCAAAAAGAAGATGCTGCTATATCGTTACCCTGATATTGATTTTAGAGAAGTTTAAGGTGGTGGAGTAGTGGAGAAAATTAGAAGTCTTGTAGGCATGGTATCAAAAAAGAAGTTTTTTTCGGCCTGCAAATGTTATGAAAATAATAAATATGGTGTTGATTATGTCAAACCACAACTTTGCATAGATGAAGAAAGTCATCTCATATTTTGCGACCGATGCGGTGCAGTTATAGATCCGTTTGCAGCAATGCTCATGGTCGCAATTTTTGAAGAACGGCAAAACCGTGAATGGGGTAGATACATGGAAAGTGCTAGACGGTTTTGGAAAATAGCCCACAGCTATAAACCATACAGAGTAGCACTTAAAGAAATGGAAAAGAATATGGGCCGGGGTAATAATGCTATGTTGCCTTGCTGCCCAAAATGTGACAGAGCATTTGATCCTGCAGATATTAAAGCGTATGTTAATAAAAAATATGTCTGCGACTAAGGCGGTGGAGTAGATGAAAAAAGGTGTAAAGATCGATAATAATAGACTGAAGAAATTGAAGTTATTTGCGCCGTATGAAGGAAAAAGCAAATTCTCAATCAGTTTTAATAAGAAAATTCGAGAACAATTAAAAACATGTCGAAAGGCTCGTAATAAAATAAAATGTCGGGTCATGCTGGCGAAAGCGATCATTATATTCGGGTACCACAACATGACAAAGGCGTATGATGCAAAATATCGTTATGAAATGAGGCGACGCTGTGCAAAGAATGGACAATAGAACAGAACGTATATTCTCAATGCTTGCTTATAGATATCTTCGGAATAGACATGATAAGGCTATAGTGAGTACATATTATTCTTATTATGAGGAAATATCAGATGGTTTAGTAAAATGCAAAAGGGCAGAAATAACGTACCGAAATAGAATGCTTGTCAGAATAATGGTCAAAAGGCGGTGCAAATTATGAAAAAGCCTAAAATCAAATACATAGGCTGGTGCCACGAATGCAAATATCTAGGCAGTTTTATTTGTGGTAACTGTAACCCCAGTAAGAAATACAGTTTTGGTAGACCGTCTGAATTTATAGCTAAGGTCAGGAGCGCGAATAGATTATGGAATTGATTAGCAAAGATGCTTTAGAAGCTAAATTAATGTTATGCATGGACATGAATAGGGCTGATTGGTCTTATAACAAAATGATTATGGCAAATAAAATGCTGGAAATTTTAGATCAAGAACCTATTATAGAAGAACGAAAGCACGGATACTGGATTGAACACCCTGAACATCCCGTAGGAGATTGTAGTATATGCGGTGAGCGTGTACCTATCTACAGCGGTAGCAAAAAATACAAAATCTGCCCTTATTGCGGGGCTATTATGGACGGTGATAGTAAATGACATACCGTGGTATCTGCTTCTGTCACGCAAGTAATGATCACTACTGTAAAGAAAATAATGTATCTAAATGCACAAATACAGAATGTATGCGTCATGCAAGCACTATACCAGATAATCTGCCAGAGTGGGAACTGTTTGCTTATTCGGATTTTAGCGGTAAGTGTGGAAGATACAGAACGGAGTGAAGAAAAATGATTGGAGAACCTTGCCCTTGTGATGAATGCGGCGTTGACTGCGATTATTGGGATAGCAAGTATTGCTGTACATATTGTCGTTGGTGCTATGGCGACAAAGAGCCGCCTTGTGAAATTTGTGACCCTATGGACGTTTGAAAGGAAGGTGAATAAAGAATGACAGATTACAAAAAATTATCAGAAGCCTTACAGACCATTCAAGACGAATGCCTAAAAAATAGAGATTGCGAGAAATGTCCGTTTTCTATGGTAAAGCATGGCAATAGTGATATGGGAGCATATGAATTGGCTAATCATATATGTGCAATTAAGGCTAATTTGCCTAGTGCTTGGCAAATTAAGCCCGTTGGTTTTATCCGGTTATTAGAAAGCAAATGAAGCATAATGTATGAAATAATACCGATTTATCGTCTTGATAGATCAATCTGTTATTACAACATCCAGGAATCGTATAGCCAAGAAATAGTTGTCTCTGCAGAACTAACTAAAAAGCAGGCAGAAGCTATATTAATAATTTTGAATGATGAGGACGGTGTATTTGATGACGATTAAAGAACTTTATGAATACGCCAAAGAAAATGGAACGGAAGATAAGCAGTTAGTCGCTATATGCTTTGAGAATGGCTGTGTTCTTGTAGATGATGAATATCCTTTTGGAATTGAGGACGGTGTATTTGATGATTGAAATAGGCGATAATTTAGCGATGATAATTTATTTTGCTATTATGTGTGGGTTTTTAGTATTTTGTTTTGGTCGGAGGTAGTAATGACTATAGATGAAGTAAAAGCAATATTAGGAAGAGTAAGATTTATAGAGGGTCAGATAGAAGATGCAGAGGAAGAGCTTATAATGTTAAAAGCTAAATCGCTAAAAATAACATCAGCATTATCTATGGGCCCTGTACATGGTGGAACACAAGATAAGATTGCTCAAGTTGTTGCTGATATCGCAGACATGGAAAATTACATTGTTGAAAGAACTGAAGCATATAAAAAAATGCGAATGAAAGCATATAAATTGATAGAGTTACTGGATTCCCCAAAAGATGCTAAATTTATTAGTGACTGGTATCTAAAAAAGGAAAAACGAATTGCTACTTGCGACCGGAACGGATACGAAAGGCAAGGCGGATATAAAGCAAGGAACAGAATAATCAGAGAAATTGCTAGAAAAACAGAAGAATTGGCGACACTTGGCGACATATTGACATGATAAAATAGTATTGTAAGTAAGTGGGCTTACAAGTTTGAGAGTAGTGTAATCCGGCAACTGCCAACCCTGCCGTTGGGGTGATACAGCGGCATATTTAATTGAGGTACGAACATGTTAAAGCGAACGCTAATGTTTTTAGTAGCCCTAACCTTGATAGAGGGATATTGGAAGGCTGTAGAAAGAGCTATAGACGGCTATGTAACAACACGACCAGTTGATCTTGTTATAGGCGTAACATGGGCAGCAAGCGTGGTGTGGTGTAGTAAATAATATTGGAGAGTGATTAAATGTTAGTAAAAGAACTAATAGAAAAGCTCAAGGCAATGCCTCAAGATGCACTGATAGTAGTACCTGGCGATGGTGATTTTGCCGTTGCCGAGCGGGTAGAATTAGAAAAGGAAGAGAGCGCGGATCGCTTTATAGAAGATGCAAATCAAACTTCAGTGGTATCGATAACTTAATAATAGCCACTTAACTTACACAAATAATTTAGTCTTAAAAAGCCGATAAAACACGGTAATATATATCAGAATTTAGCATATAACTTAATATAAAGGCACTTAACTTCGGTTAGGTGCTTTTTTATTTACAAAGGTGGTGATAACAGATGGCTGCGCTAAAAGATCCAAGACAGGAGAAGTTTTGTAGGCTTATGGCTGTAGGTGGTAAAACACAGGAACAGGCAGCCATTGATGCAGGGTATTCAGCAAAAAGCGCAAGGCAGGCTGCGTCAAGACTGTTAACAAAGCAGCACATTGTTGACAGGGTAACGGAACTTCAAACGGTTACTGAAGAAAAAATTGCAGATGAACAGAAGAATATCATAGATGAACTTAGCAAATTAAGAAAGTTCTGGTTAGAAGTTATAGACGATAAAGAAGAGCGCATGAATAATAGGCTTAAAGCATCTGAGCTATATGGTAAATCGATAGCAGCATTTGTAGAGAAGCGCGAGGTTAGTGGTAAAGATGGTGAACCAATTACTTTTCGTTGGGCTGGTGATGATGGTTGAAAGTAATAACTATACCATACAAACCAAGACCTCTTTGGAAAGACATAATTCATCCTGCCCTTGATAAATATCGTTTCGCCGTTATAGTAGCCCACAGACGTTATGGTAAGACTGTAGGAATGATAAATGAGCTGACTAAGAGTGCTATCAAAAATACGCTTATAAGCCCTCAGTTCGCATATGTAGCGCCGTTTAGGAATCAGGCTAAGATGATTGCATGGAACTATTTGAAGTATTACACAAGCGCGATTCCCGGTAGAAAGGTAAATGAAAGCGATCTGTTTATAGAACTGCCGTCAAAGCATAAAAATGCTGTTGGGGCAAGGATATATATTATAGGCGCGGATAAGCCTGATGCGTTGCGCGGTACTTACTGGGACGGCGTTGTGCTTGACGAATATGCTCAAATAAAGCCTGAACTATGGGGCGAAGTAATACGGCCGGCGTTAGCTGACCGCAAGGGCTTCGCTTATTTTATCGGAACACCTAAAGGGCAGAATCAGTTCTATGAGATATACCAAAGAGCGCAACGCAGCGAAGAATGGTTTACCTGCCTTTATAGAGCTGATGAAAGCGGTGTGTTGGATGAAGCAGAGCTTAAGTCGATGATGGAAGATATGACGGATATAGAAATACGTCAGGAGCTTTATTGTGATTTTACTGCATCGGCTAGTAATGTCGTCATCCCTATTGATTTAGTTACAGAGGCAGCACACAGATTGCTTCAAGAAAAAGACGTGCAGGGAGCTCCAGTTATTCTTGGCGTTGATATAGCCAGATATGGTGATGACAGATCTACTATTTTTAAGAGACAGGGACTATGGGTAGATGAGCCTTTAGTTTACAAAGGTCTGGACACTATGGATATGGCGGCAAGAGTTATTGATGCGATAATCAGATATAAGGCCGATATGACTTTTATTGACGCTGGAGTCATGGGTGCTGGAGTTATAGATCGCATTAGGCAGTTGGGGTACAACAATATCAGTGAAGTCTACTTTCAGGGCAACGCACTGCATGAACAGCGTTTTGAAAATATACGTGCTGAGATGTATTTTAAGATGCTTGAATGGCTCAAGTCTGGCGGCGCTATACCTGATATGCCGGAATTAAAAAGCGAACTTAGTATCGTAGAGTACAAGTTTAGTAAACGTGGCAAAATCATCTTACAGCCTAAAGAAGAAATTAAGGAAAAGATTGGTAAAAGCCCCGATCTTGCAGATGGTCTTGCTCTGACTTTTGCAAGGCCTGTTTATCCAAGGTTAAAACCGGGTGATCCTGGGTATGGACGTAAGATGATGTGTAATACAGAATATTCGATATTTTAAGGAGCGATAACAATGGGAATTTTCAAGAAAGTATTTGGTGGTGGCAGTATTAGAATGCCTGAGGTTGTTGAAACGCCTCCGGCTCCTACGACAGTGACCAGTACAGAGACTGGAACAGAAACAGATCCGGCAAAGAAAAATAAAAGGCGCGGGTTTGCTTCCACTCAAGTGTCTACTGATCGTAATACTATTGCAGGCAGCAGTTCTGGAAGAAAAACTTTAGGTTAGGAGTTTGAAAATGGCTAAAGCTAAAGTAAAGCAGAAAGAAATTGAAACAATTGCGGCACGAGCGCCTGCGGAAACGCACCCGTCAGACGGACCATCTTTAAAAAGCCACTGGCCAGAAAAAAGAAAATTAGTTAGAAAGATGCGAGATCTTTATGAAAAACGGCTTGATTATGAAATCCGTTGGAAAGAGATTAGAGATTATCAGCTGCCGTTTATAGGTGAATTTGATAATACGGCTGACAAAACTAATCCTGCCCGCAGACGTGATTTGAAAATAGCCCAGGGGGTTGCATGGCTGGCTGCACAAATATTTGCTGCAGGCGTAATGAGTGGTTTAACTCCGCCTAGTCGCCAGTGGTTCAAATTAGGCTTTAGCAATAGCGCTATGAGTGGCGATATTGAAGCTACAAGAGTACTGGACATAAGGCAGGAAATTGTAGCCGCGGTGCTTTCAAAAAGTAATTTTTATAACAGCATACATTCAGTATATCTTGAATTGCCATTTGGACAATGCCCAATGGCAATTTTTTATGACCCAAATACAGGCATTAGATGCGTTCCTATGACTATAGGGACTTATGCGCTTGGTGTAGATGGGTTTGGAAAAGTACAGACATTCGCACGCAAGTATGAAATGACATTATCACAGATTGTAGATTGTTTCGGCAGTGAAAGTTTGCCGCAACATCTGCAGCAGCAGGTAGCCAATGGCACCGGACTTGATAAAAAACATACTGTAAATTGGCTTGTAGAACCAAATGACAAACGGCTTCCAGGATATATGGATAGGTTGAATATGCCTTATAGGTCAGTTTATTGGCTTGATAAGTCACAGGATAATGAATTTCTATATGTAGGTGGATTCGAAGAATGGGCTATACCAGTTGCAAGGTATCTCGTCAATGGTCTTGAGCCGTATGCCAAAGGACCAGGGTGGTTCGCCGAAGGTGACAGTAAGTCTCTTCAAATGATGAAAAAAGACTTGCTGACAGCCATTGAACTTGGAGTTAAGCCACCGATGAAAGGCCCGGCTTCGCTGCTGAACAATGGTGGTATCAATCTTATCCCTGGAGGAATGACCGCTGTAGACGATCAGACACAGCAGTTTGTTCAGCCGCTATTCCAGATCAATTTAGATATTGACCATGCTTCACAGGAGATCATTCGCACGGAGGATGCAATCAAAAGGCATTATAGTGCAGATTTGTTCTTGATGCTGGATAGTGTAGATAACGGGCAGATGACAGCACGTGAGGTTATGGAGCGCACACAGGAAAAATTACAACAACTTGGTCCTGTGGTGGAACGTCTGCAGGATGAGTTTCTAACGCCAATCATTGTAAGGATATATAACATCCTTGAAAGAGCAGGAGCTTTCCCTCCGATACCGCCTGAAATTCAGGACCGCATAAGTAATGAGGATATCAAAATTGAGTATATTTCTCCGCTGGCACAGGCACAGAAAATGAGTGGGCTTGTTAATATTGAGCAGGCTCTTGCTACTACGCTGCAGATGGCGCAGGCTTGGCCAGAGGTGCTAAAAAAAGTTGATCCTATTGGAACTTTGTCCAAATATTTTGAAATGCTTGGCGCTCCTGCCGCTATGCAACGTAGTGATGATGACGTTAAAAAGCTCATTGAGCAGGAGCAGCAGGCGTTACAAGAGCAGCAGCAGGCACAGGAAGCAATGGCTCTTATGCAGGCAGCAGCACCGGCAGCGCAGGCTGCAAAAAACATGACTGAGGCTGCAAATGACGGAAATCCGGCAATGGCAGCTTGGCTTGGTATGGGAGGTGGTGCAGGTGGTGTATAAGTCGATTACAGACCAAAACAGCAGGCAAGCAAAATTGCAGGAGTTTTTCTATAGAGAACTTCAAAAACGCGATCAAGATGCGCTGCTGACCATCTTAAATAGCGAAAGCGGACGCTGGTTTTTAATGCGGTTGCTGGACAAAACAAAAGTTAATGCGGATAACTTCACTGGTAATTCGCAGACCTTTTATAACGAGGGCATGCGAAAAGTTGGTTTATTGATCCTAAACGATATTCAAAATCTTGGTATCACTGGAGTAAAGCTCAAACAAAAAGCTGAGCTTGAATATATAAATACTCAAATCAAGGCACAGAAAATAGTTGCCGAACAATTGGAAGGAGACGATGAATAATGGAAGATGAAATCAACACAAGTGCCAACGATAACACGCAGGGCACAGAAACAGTTGAGCAGCAAGAGGACACACAGCATGAAACACAATCTCAGGATACCCTTCTTGGGGGTAAAGCAGAAACCCAATCTCAGGAAAACGCTGAACAGATCGCTTATGACTTTAAAGAAACTGTTTCCGCTATGGGGGATTTTGAGTTCAGCCAGGAAGAAAGCGATAAGTTTGTAGAGGTTATTAAGGATATGGGACTTAACAACGAGCAGGCGAACGCTATCGTTAAGTATGGCGGTGAGTGGGGGAAGGGTATTGCAGAAGCTGCTATGACCGCTGTTATCGAACAGCGAAATGCAGAAATCCAAAACTGGGGCGAGACGGCAAAAAAAGAGCTCGGAACAGAGTTTGATAGTACAATCAATCTTTGCGGTCTTGCGGTGGAACATGTAGAGAAAGCTGTTCCGGGTATCAGACAGGCATTAAACGAAACAGGCGCAGGTAACAGAATTGAAGTTATCCGCGCTTTTTCTATGCTCGGAAGGCTGTTGGAAAGCGATCCTGGCAAAGGTGTTGGTGCTCCTGTTGCACAGAGGAATAGTCTTGAAAAATTCTATGACAAAACAGATTTTACTAAATTAAAATAAGAGAGGATGAATGAATAATGGCAGTTTTAAATCAACTAGCTTATACTTTGGCTGACTGGAGAGGTAGACTCGATCCATCTGGGAATGTAGATGATATCATTGAAGTCTTATCTCAATCCAATCCAATTTTAGAAGAAATGACCTTTATGGAAGGAAATCTTCCTACTGGCATCGTGACTACTCAGCGTACAAAAGTTCCTGAACCTTCTATCCGCCGTATTAATACCGGTGTTCCTTATAAAAAGAGTGGGGTAAAGCAAATCAACGATACGACTACTTTATACGAAAACCGTAATAAGATGGACGTAGAGCTTTTGCGTTTGCAGAATGACCCTGCTGCTTTTCGCTACAGTGAAGATTTAGCATTTGTAGCTGGCTTTGGCGACCGTATTGCTAAAGATGTTATTTATGGCGGACTTAGCGAGGTTCCGGATGAATTTAACGGATTCGATATCAGACATCGTTATTTTGGCAATGGTGATGATCCGACAGCTGAGGGTTATACTACTCTTAATGCTGGCGGTGGTTCTAAGAATACCTCTATTTACTTCGTAAACTGGGGTGAGCGTACCTGTTCTGGCGTGTTCCCTAAAAATGGCAGCGCTGGTCTGAAAAAAGAAGATCTGGGACAACAAACTACCATGGCAGATGATGGAACTGAATTTGAAGCAATGATTACGAAATGGACCTGGAATGTAGGGCTGACTATTCGCGATTACAGAGCTGTCGGAGCTATTCGTAATATTGATGCAGCACAGTTTGCATCTGCAACTTCTGCTCAAAAACAGAAGATTATTGAAAATGTTATTCGGGTCCATGACCGACTGAGAAACCCTGACAGTGTTATGATGTACTGCTCTCGCAGCATGTATACGCTGTTCAAGTTGTGCTTGATCGATAAAAATAATGTCCATGTTGAGATGGAAACGCTGGCTAATGGCATTAAAGTATTAAATGTAGATGGCATGCGTGTGCGTAAACTTGACTGCATTCGTGAAGACGAAGCTAAAATTGAAGCATAAGGAGTGAAGAATAATGAGATTAGACAAGGAAAATATTTTCTTTGAGAAACCTGCTGCAGAATTAGTTGATGGTGTTCTCGGTGATGTTATCGCTATGGGTGGCGGTGACAGCATTAATCCGATGTGGCTTTATGTAGGGCCGAAGCTTGAAAGCGGCAGCGTTGCTTTGACATTGGAGACTGCTGATGATGAGGAGTTCAGCGAGGCTGTAGCACTGGGAAGTTTTACACTTGACGAAAAGGCACCTGTGAGAGCTAAGGTGCCTTTGGGAGTAAAAAAATATCTGCGCATTAAGGCCAGTGAATCCAGTACTCCTACTAATGCAACGGCTGCTAAAATTGTTGCAGCTCTTGCTGTGGATGTTGATTTTAAATGATTTTATATAGTAACGGCAAGACGGTTATACCTGGCAGAAGGCTTGAAGATATGTCAGCCAATGAATTGAGAGTTAAGCTCTATAATGCTGATATTAAATATCCGGTAAATGCCAGCAAACAAGATTTAATCAGGCTTATTAGAGAAAATATTAAATAACACCTATATAGTCATGTGACGGCTATGTACAAGCACTTAGGGACGTCTTAAAGGCGTCCCTATTTTAATAAAGAGGAAAATAACATGGAGGTGTTTCCGTGATGAATAATACAGATATTTGTAATATGGCCTTGGCTTATTTAGCCAAAGGCCGCATTTCTTCTATTGATGAGAATAACGAACTTGCAAGGCAGTGTAAGTTGTTTTATGACCATAGCAGAAAAGAACTATTGCGAGAATACAGTTGGGGATTTGCTAAGAGGATTATCAGACTTGCAGAACTGGATGCTTTAAATCCTGATTGGAAGTATGTGTATGCATATCCAGAGAAATGTGTATGTGCAAGGCGCATATTTAATGAAAAAGAAAATGTAAGCAGTTTAGAGAGGGACAAGTATGATTTGTTCTTGGTTAACGACAATACGCAGGCTATCGGCTGCAACGTATATCAGGCATATTTAGAGTATACTTATGATGCAGAAAATGCAGAACTTTTTAGCTCGGATTTTACAGAGGCGCTGGCAAGAATGCTGGCCTTTAATATTTGCTTGCAGTTAAATGGTAATGGAACTATCCAACAAACACAGTATCAGCTGGCACAGGCTGCATTAAGCAGAGCAAAATATACCACAGCAGCTGAACGTCAGGATAAGCTGGATTACCCTGACAATTATTTCGCTGCGAGGATGTGATATTATGGCTAGAGGAAGCGGACCGAATCCTTTTTATGTACTGCAGCCTGCATTTACTGCAGGTGAGATATCTAATGCTGTTGCTAATCGTGTCGATTTGGATAAATATCAATATGCTCTTTTGACTGCTGAAAATTGTTATATTCGTCCTTATGGTCCTGCGTATCGTCGTAGTGGTACGGTTTACTGCATTGCTACCAAATATGCTGATAAAAGGTGTATTCTGGCTGGATTTAATTTTACTGATGATATTAATTATCTGCTTGAAATAGGCGATCAGTATATTCGGATCCACAGAAATGGGAAGTATTTAGGGATAGAAATAGTAACGCCTTTTACAGAAGCTGATTTGGAAAAATTGAGATTTGCTCAGTCAGCAGATGTTATATATATCACAAGCGGGAATTATCCGGTAAAACAACTGGCTAGATATAGCGAAGATGATTGGAAGTTTGGCGATTTTGAAATTACTCATGCTTATTTTGAAGATGAGGTAACTATGGATTTGGTTGAGAGTACTGTTTACACGGCGCCTGGCAATTATACGTATACAGTCCCGAAAGATGGCCGTTATACAATAGAAGTAGCTGGTGGCGGTGGTGGCGGCAGTGGTGTAGCCAGAAAAGCAAGTGATAAGCAAAGTTCAGGTGGCACAGGTGGTCGTGGTGGTTTTTACAGTTTTGAGATGGATTTGACCGAAGGTGATAGTTTCCCTGTAACTGTGGGAGCTGGTGGCAAAGGTGGTGCTGTGCATTATGGAGCTGGTTACGGTAATGCTGGTGGCAACGGTGGAAGCAGCAGCGCTTTTGGTTGGGTAGCTCAAGGTGGTGGTGGGGCTACTGCAGCGTATTCGGAAGAACATGGTGCAAAGAACGGAAGCGACGGAACCAACTATGGTAATGGTGGCATTGGTGGGAAGAAAGGTGTTGCTTATGATGAAAATAACCTTTCCGGAACAGATGGCTCTAACGGCTGGGTTACTATAGCGTTTCAGGATAATCCAAAGGTTACGCCGTCCAGCACAACAGGTACTGTAACCATTACAAGCAATAGACCGATTTTCAACGAAGGGCTGATTGATGGTAACATCAGGCTGACGCACGAGGTAGAATCTTTTTCAGTAGAATTGAATTTGAAGGACAATGCTACTGGAACTACTGGCGCTGTTGTAGTGGGAGAAAGTTGGAAAGTTATTTCTGGCGGTTCCTGGACCGGAAGTTTCCAAATACAAAAAAGTGAAGATGGTACTACATGGAAAGAATACCGTAAATATTCAAGCACAAACAATTTTAATCCTACTGAAAGCGGGACAGTAACAGACACTACCTATTTGAGAATAGAGGCGTCTATAACGAGCGGTGATTTGACTGTAACACTAACCGCTCTTCCTTATACTAAAGATGGTACAGCAAAAATAATTAGCTATATCGATGAATATAATATTAAGGCAATGGTAAATGAGCCGTTTGGGTCTACCGAAAGTACAACTACTTATGCTTTCGGAGCATGGGACAGCAATTTCGGCTATCCAAAAACAGTATGCTTTTTTCAAGACAGACTTTGTTTTGGTGGAAATAACAAAAGGCCTTATATGGTTTGGATGTCAAAAAGCGGGGATTATCCTAATTTTGGCGTGGAGAAGGTTAGTGGGACGATAACGGACGACAGTGCTATTGCTGCATCATTTATCAGTAGAAAACAGTTTGATATTTTACATTTGATCCCATCTGTTGACCTTCTTGTCTTAACACAAGGGAACGAATGGATCGTTTCTGGAAGCGAGGTTGTAACACCAACAAATATCACACCCAAAATGCAAACTACGAGAGGCTGCAGTAATTGCGAGCCACTTACAATCGGCAATAGGATTGTATTTGTACAGGGACGTGGTTCGACAGTTCGTGATATGGGCTACAGCTTTGAAACAGACAGTTATGGTGGCATGGAATTAACAATACTGGCAGGGCAAATTATAAAGGGGCTTTCTATTACCGATTCAGCTTATAAGCAGGAGCCGGACAGTATAATTTATTTCGTGCGTAGTGATGGCACGATCGCTTGCCTGTCTTATATAAGAGAGCAGGAAGTATACGCATGGTCCAGGATCATTACTGACGGCGAATTTGAAGCTGTCGTGAATATTCCAGAAGGGGACGAAGATAGTATCTACGCTGTTGTAAAACGTGTGGTAAATGGAGAGACGGTTCGCTATATTGAACGCTTTGATAATAATTATGATGGTGACAATCCGAATGATTATGTAATGCTGGACTGTGCTAAAAAATACGATATGGAGGAAGCAACAGATACTTTAACAGGACTGGGGCATCTTGCCGGTAATACAATTTCTGTGTTGGGAGATGGACGTGTATTGAGAAATTATACGGTGCAGGATGATGGCACTGTTAAATTGCCGATACAAATTAAACGTGCAGTTGCAGGATTACCATATACTATGAATATCGAGCTTCCAAACATTGAAATCCAGTTACAGGACGGAACTATGCAGGGAAGATTTAAACAGGTCTCAGAAGCGATTTTACGAGTTGAGAATACTCTTGGCGGTGAAGTTGGCACCGAATTTGGGAATCAGGATGCTATCGCCTATGATGAATTTAGTATGACTGAAAATATGAAATTGTATAGTGGAGATAAAAAGGCTACTCCGCCGACAGGAGGGTTTGATCGAGACGGAAGGCTGTGCATTACAAGCAGTGAGCCGTACCCATTTAATTTATTAAGCGTAACAAGGCAGGTGACATTTGGTGGCTAAAAAATACAAGGTTGAAGTAGCGGATGTCGATAATGCAATAGAGATTGCTGCAGCGTTGCTGAAAGATTTGCGGGACAGCGACAGGCAGGAATTAGAAGCATACGATGAAGATGCAGTAATGCTGATTGCCGGTAGTATTGAAAATGCAGAACATTGTTATATTTACAGGGATATGAAAGATAATATTCTTTGTATTGTAGGGTTAGCTGCTGTTTCCAGTGTTCCGGGCAAAGAAATTTGGATGTTGGGGACAAAAAGGATAAGCTGTTTCAAAAAAGAGCTACTTATTTGCGCTGCAAGGCTTCTAATCAAGAAATGGGTGCAAGAATATGGACGGCTTTATAATTATGTTTATAGTGGCAATTCTGCTTCGATACGGTGGCTTGCTAGACTTGGGGCAATGTTCCTGGCACCGATAAAAATAAAAAAGAACGGAAAAGAGTTTCTTCCGTTCGTAATTGAGGAGGGGAGTATATAATGTGTATAGATCCAATGACATTAGGTATAGGGCTTACAGCATTACAGGGTGTATCTGCCATCTCGTCTACAAATCAGCAGGCTAAGGCACAGCAGGCGTATTATGATGCGCAGGCACAGGCTGCAGAACAAAATGCTGATATTCAGGCAAAGCGTGGTGAACAGATAGCAGAGCAATATGCTTATGAACAACAAAAGCTCAATGATAGACGCCGTATTGCGGCAGGTCAGCAGGCGGCCGCATTTGGTGCTGCCGGTATCAGCGGGGATATGGGTACAGCTCTTGACCTTAGTGATTCGAGCTTTAGAGCATATAGAAAAGACAGTAATCAGCTTTTAGGTAATCAGCGTAACGACCAGTGGAGCAACTATCTTGGTGTAGTGAATTATAAAAATCAGGCTAATGCGGCAAGAGCTTCTGCTTACAATGTTAAACAGCAGGCTAAGCAACAGAATATGGGTACTATTCTTGGAACGGCTGCGAACATTTTCAGCGTATATAACAATTTTGGCGGGAGCGGGAAAACTGGCGGAGCAGCCCAATCTTATGGCAGAGGTGGTAATGGTTATGGTTGGGGTAACAGCGGTAATCTGACCTTTGGAAATTATAATCCCAAAAAATATGGGCTATACTATGGTAGTTTATTTTAACTTGCATTGATATGAAATGTATTATATAATAAACGAAAAGAGATAGCTTGACGGGTAGTAGCGTCGGCTCATCTTGTAACAAATAGTACTTGAAAACGAGCCCGCCAGCTAACCCTTGTGCAGGGCTTATTTTCTTGCTATTTTACAGACTGTATCGGTATTAATTCGGACTGTATCGGGATTGAGTCAGACTGTGCTTGCATTAGTACGGAATGTATTATATAATAAATGAAAAGAGATAGCTTGATATTGGCATGTCAGCTCTCTCCTGAAAAGTATAGACTTGAAGAAAAGGCCGACTACACCATTAGTTGGTCTTTTGTCTTATGTAAGTAAAATTACTTGCGATTAGACAAAATGATAGCAACGAGTGTACCAAAGGTTACCATCAAAGATAAGGCTTCGTATACAGTCATGCTATCACCTCCCTTGACAGGGAGAGAATCCGACTATCAAACTATCTCGGACAACATTATAACACACCTTTAAGCGCTTAACAATTTGTTAAAGCGCTTTTTCTATACCCCAAAGGAGGTACAAACAGAATGAAATTCAGTCAATATGCAGAGCAAGTAAATCCAAATACAATACAGGGGCAAGTACAAAGACCAGGCGATTTAAACAGCTACGGCGGTAATGGCGCTGGGTATGAGGCTATTGGTAGAGGATTGGGGGCTGCAAATGAAGCTTATAATAAATTTATCGAAAGTGTTGAGCAATCTAAAGTTGTAGAAGCTGATGCTGAATATGATAAACGTATTTCTAATTTATTATATAACCCGAAAGATGGTTTAATGCATGCTCAATATTCTAATGCAGAGGGGATAGCGGGGAAATTTCAGAATGAAGAACAAAAAATAAGACAGGAGATAATGGAGAAATATAAATTCAGTTTGAATAAGACTTCTAGTGTTTTTAATAATTGGGCTAATAACGATGCACAGAAAAGATTTATGTTAGTTGGCCAACATGAATATAAACAGGTTGAGGCTAACAAAGACTTGGCATTATCAAATAATATTGATGAAAATTTTAATTTTGCAATGCAAAATTATGATAATGATGAGTTAATAAAATCAGAATTTGATAAAAGTATAACTATTTTAATGGATAGATATGCGGGGCAAGATCCTGAATTTATAAAAAGTGAAGCAAAAAGATTATTATCACCTAAAATGGCCGCACTTGTTGGAACTGCTTTAGCGAATGATGATATTGACAGAGCTGGCGCGATTATTGAAAAATGGGGTGCCTTTATGCCTGCGGAAACAAGACTTTCTTATTCTAGAATTGCGCATGCCAGAAAAGAAAGAGAGTACGAATATTATACAGGCTTAAATATATACGAACGTTTTGGAGATGATTATGAGTCTGCCAGGAAGTATATTTATGGTGATAACTTTGGATATGATGGTGAAGCCGCTGTGCGGAGTGCAAGAGAAGATATTGGGAATAATTATGGTACTAACACATGTACGATAAGAAGTAATAATTGGATTGCTGCAGGTGGAGGCAAGGAAGGAAATGCTTGGGCTCCTACACAATTTGAAGATATGAAAGGCGCAGGATTGATTTTTACCGACAAGTCTCAATTACGAAGTGGTGATATTGTTTATTGGCATTACGGAGAAGACCCAAATGATGTTGATCATGTTGGGATATATGATGCAAAGACTGGAATGGTAATACAAAGTGGAGATCATGGAGTTGCAGAAATTCCGCTTGATTATGCAAATATTTCTGGGTTCGCAAGACCTAGAGGAAGAAATGTATCCATAGAAGATAAAGAAAAAGCATGGAATGCCTATGTTACTCAAGCTCATAATAACAATGCAATAAAAAATAACCATAAGAAAAGAATTATTGATAGCGTACAACAAGAAATGTGGAACAAATTTAAGACTGGCGTTATTGATCCAAAGGAATTTCAAAGTCTTGTATACAGTGTTTCTGGAGGCGATGCAGATATTGAAATGAACCTTTTAAAGTTCGGTGATGATTTGATTGGAATACAAGGCAAAGCTGCTGCCGCTGTATCTAATAGCAGCATTTATAAAGAAATCAAAGATGCTATTACAAATAGTACTGTAACGCCAGCAGAAGCCGTATCTTTAATCAATCAAAACGCAACAGTCTTAGGCGAAGCTGATAGAAGCAGATTGCTTGCTTTTGCTAGAAATCAAGATCCGAGAAATAAGGATATCGATAAACAGTTAGCTACTATAATCAATGAAGCGTTTTCTGATCCGGTGGAAAGAGGAGAAGCTCAAATTTTCTTGGATAATAAATTAGAAATTGTAACTGACCCTGATGCAAGATACACGGAAGGCTATGATGTATTGTATGGTACGAAGGATAGACCAGGGATTTTGCAGAATAAAGCCATTTTCAAAAATTTTAATAGCAAACAACGTGAATGGGGTTCCTTAAAGAGCAGTCTATCTCCTAAGCTTTATCCTTATATAGATGCATATCAGATTCAGAACGGAAATAATATTGATTTGGGGCAGGCAAAAACAATCTTTGAATCCATAAATCCGAACGATAAATACCAGATTTCGGCGCTTCAATATGCGACTGTTTATAATAGTCCAATGGATATTCAAGAGCTCAATAAACAAATTGCGGCTATGGCAGTTCGTGATGGTGTAGATGCTGCTCCACATTTGCTGGATATTCCGCAGCAGAGTGAAACAGTAGTACAGCAAAATGAAAGCACTCCATGGTTTAGCGATTGGGGAGCAAGTGAGCGTACTGGTTTAGCGGCAATGAGTTTTAGTGATACTCTGGAAGCTATAAAACAGCGTCACTTAGCAGCATTAAGAGGAGAAATTAACGAGGAGTGATAATATGGCAAGGTCTATATTGTATGATGTAGCAGCAGCAGGAAAGTTTATACCAGACGACTTAAAGACTAAAGCGTTACAAGGGGCTAATGCAAATAATATATCGCTTCAAATGGCCGCTCGTAATCCCGATTATTATTTACCTAAAAACTTTGATTATGACTGGAATAAATATGAGAAGATAGCACCAAGAACAGCAGAGGCGTTAAAAGACCCGGTGCTTATGAGCATTGCCGGCACTAAAGCTGCAGAATTTTGGGGCGAACAAGAGAATAACTGGAAAAGCATTACAGCACTGAAAAATGGCTTTAAGAATGTTGCTCGTAGTGGTTATGGTGCAGTTGCGCTCTTGGCTGATTTAGGAACAGACAAAAAAGATGTTGAGCTGACCACGGAATCTAAAGTGTTTAGTGCAGATACGATAGGGCGGCTTTTGTATGCTGTTGGCGGTGAAAAATTAAAAACTATTGGCACAGAAGCTAAACGCATTGGTGGCAGTGAGATATTTCAGCCAGAAGAAGTAAAGGCAGAGACTGCAGCAGGGCAGTTTTATTACGATTTACTGCAGAATGCACCACAATTAGCGGCACAGGTCGGCGTAGCAATTAGCACTGGCGGTTGGAGTGCGGCGGCTTTTATGGGTAGCCAGATTGCAGGCGGTCAATATTTAGACCTTACTGAAGCTGGTGTATCTAATGACAGAGCCAGAGCTGCGGCATCGTTAAATGCTGTTGCGCAGTCTGCTCTTGAAAAAGTTGGTTTGGGCAAAGTTATGGGAGCAGGAGCAAGAGCCGCTAAAATAGCAAATATGGGTGGGAAGGCTAAAGAGGTTTTTAAAACTGCATTGACAGAAGGTATTACTGAATGGATTCAAGAATACCCGGATGCGGCTGCTGAAATATGGGCTAAAAATGAGAATCTTTCTACTCAGGAACAAATACTTAAATTTTATCAGGAGTTTGGTGAGATTACTAAAAGAGGCGCTTATTCTGGTGCTATAGGAGCAGTATTCGGTGGGCTTGGTGGCTCTGTTAGTGTTGCTGTAGATCGTAATGCTAACCGTGCGATTCAGGAACAGGCAGTGCGTACTGCAGAAGCAATGAAAAACAGTAAGGATGTAGATATTACTGCCAGTAAATTAGTGTTGAATCAAACCACAGAAGAAAAGGCTTATATAGATGCTGAAACCCTTTTTACATACGTGCAGGAAAATCCTAATCTGGATGTAAAAGATACTTTCGGGATAGAGGCTTCTGAATTGCAGGCAGCTGCCGTTCGCGGTGAGGATATTGAAATGCCAATGGGTACGTATTGCGCAGCAGAGGCTCAAAATCCTGGCTTTTTTCAGGCTGTAAGTAATAGCGTAGCATTTGAGCAGGGCGGATATACAGAAGAACGTGCA